TAATGAAAAAGTAAACCATACTAATACAATAACTGATAAACCAGTAGAAGATGGCAAAAATGTTGGTGATCATATAAAAAATAATTCTTTAAAAATCAATGCTACTGTCATCTTCTCTGGTAAGGATGTTAATAGTATTTATGAACAATTAGTAACACTTAAAAAATCAAGGGGAGTCTACGATTACACTGGTGTTTTTGGTGTTTATAAAAATATGGCTATTGAAAATTTCAGTACCTTAAAAGATGCTAAGCATGGAAATGGTTTTGAATGTACTATCACTCTTAAGCAAGTTAGAGTTGTTAAGACTGAATCAATTGAGATAACTTTAGGTACTGACCCAGTAACAAATGAACAAGCTCAAGGTGAAACTTCTGAAAATGAAACTGAAGAAGAAGATAGTAAGGAAGATGAAGTTGATGAAGAAAATGCTAAACCTACTACTATAAGAGCAACTATGGATTATATTACAGGTGGAGATGAAGAAAAAAGCAATGAAGAAGTTGTGGATAGCTTTAGTAAATATGGGAGGCCAACACAATGATTTTAAATTACTTGCCCATAGATAAGGATATGATAAAATATAGACCAGAAGTTTTTGAAATGAATATTAAAGGGGTTTTGTATACCTTTAGGTTTAGCTATAATACTTATGATAGTAGATTTTATGCTAGTATATACAGAACAAGTGATAAAAAACCTATTATAGAAGGTAAAAAAGTAACTTATGGTGTGGATTTATTAAGTGGCTTTTATAATGATGCTAAACCAGAGGATATAGTTTTAATCCCAGTAGATTTTTCCAGTGAACCTGTTGAAGAAGTAACTGAAGAAAGTTTTATGGATAGTGTTTATGTTTATATAATAGATGGTGATATTGATGAGTAGGTTATTCAATAGAGAAACTATTTTCCAATTAGAAAATTTAGAAATTAAAATGCCTGGATTAATTATAGAATTCAGTATCAAGTTTAACACTGAAGATGAAGGTAATGTAGGTGAAATAACCTTTTATAATTTAGCTGATAAAACCTTGAATCAATTAGAGAAAGACAAAGAATTTAAGCTAATATCAGGCTATAAAGAGCATAAAGGTGTTATTCTACCTGGAATAATTAAAAAGACTAAAACTCAATGGGATGAAGTTGATAAAGTTACTACTCTTTTAGTAGGTGATAATACTGATAAATGGCTTACTACTACTATAAACAAAACTTGGAAAGCAGGTAAAACTGCTAAGGATATAGCACCTCAAATAATAAAAAAAACAGGTTTAGATATTGGAGAAATTAATATTAATAAGAATGTAACTTATAGTAAAGGTAAAACTTTTTCTACTACTTGTAAAAAGGCATTGAAAGAAATTGCTAAAGATACAGAAACAAAATTACATTCTAGTAGAGGTAAGGTTTATTTAAGACCAAAAGACATATCAAATAATAAAGCTATCCTATTAAATTCAAATACAGGATTAATTTCTTCACCAGAAAAAATAGATGATTCAGAAGATGGTAAAAAATATTCAGTTCAAAGTTTTCTTAATTATAAAATCCAATCAGATAGTTTAGTCAAAATAGAAAGTAAAACCATTACTGGTAATTATAGAGTAGTAGAAGGGGAGCATTCTTCTAGTGAAGGAAGTCATGTTACTAAAATGGAGGTGAAAGCACTTGAGTAAAGTTAGTCAAACTATAAAAAGGTTGATTGAAGATAGATTAGAAAATATTCATACAGCACTTCCTGCTAAGATTAAAAAATACAATGCTAAAACTATGTATGCTGAAGTCACTCTATTAAATAAAAAAGAATTAGAAGGTGAGAAAGTTGCTATCCCTCCAATAATTGAAGTACCAGTAGCCCATACAAATGCTGGTAAATTCATTATAAGACAGCCTTATGAAAAAGGGGATATAGTGCAAGTTTTATTCAATGAAAGAGCTTTAGATAAACTATTAATAACTGGTAAATCAGAAGAAGTAAATTTTACAAGAAGATTTAGTTATGATGATGCAGTAGTAATAAGAGGATTAAAAGTAGAACAGGAAGATGATTTGCCTAATGAAGAATTAGATAGTTTATATATTTCTAATTTAGAAAAAGATATGAAGATGTTTTTTAATCCAGATGGAACTTTTAAAATTGCAAGAAAAAGTGATAAAATTGATGTTGAATTTGTTATAGAAAAAGATGGAATAATTAAAATAACAGACAATAACAACAATGCCGAAATTAAATTTGATGTTTCTAATACAGGTAATATTATTGCTAAGATAGCCAACAACTTTTTATTAGGGGGTGAAAATGCTGATGACGCCGCAGTATTATTAAGCAAACTTCAAACTTTGGTTTCAGAAATACAAGGGCACAGTCACGGAGGAAATGTTCCACCTCCAACTACTACTTTTACTACAGACTTAGGTAGTGAGGAGGTATTTTTAAGAAAATGAAAACCCTTAAATTAAAAAATAATGGCGATTTAGAATTTGATAGTAGGATGGACTTGGAAATGGTTGATGAAATTGATGAAGTAAAACAAAGAATAAAAATTAAAATGAATACAAATGAAGGTGAATGGATGTTTAATCTTTTATTCGGGATACCATGGATAGAGAGATTATCTAATAGTGAACCTCCAGAGGTCTTGGTTGGTGAGGTTAGAGAAGTATTGGAAAATGATGATGCAGTAGATGAAATAGTTGAAATTAATTATGATTTTGATAAGGCCAATAGAGGTATTGAAATTAATTTTATAGCAATGATAGATGGAGAAAGATTTGATGAAAGTGTGGTGATTGAATGAGTGGGTTAACCGAAGAAGGTTTTAATAGGAAAACTAGACTTGAGATAGAACAGAGTATGAAGAATAGAGCTAAAAGTTTATTTGGAAATAATATTAATCTATCAGATGATAGCCCATTAGGGAAGATAATTAAAAACACAGCTTATGAATTAGCCCAAAATTGGCAGGCAGGTGAAAGTGTCTATAATGCTAGTTTTGTAGATTTTGCTAGTGGTGCCAGTCTTGATTATCTTTGTAAATTAATAGGTATTAGTAGAAGAAGTGCTACAAACTCTGTCGGAGAACAAACCTTTTATGGTGATGATGGTACAATAATCCCGACAGGTTTTTTAGTAGAAACAGAAGATGAAGTCCAATTTTATACCACTGAAAGTGGAGAAATCTCCGATGGAGATGTAACACTTAATATTGAAAGTGTAGAAACTGGAGCAGAAAATAATATAGATGCTGGCTTTATAACTGAAATAGTTAATCCTATTTCTGGATTAGATAGTACAGAAAATTTAGTAGCTATTACTGGAGCAAGAGATAGAGAGAATGATTTTGAATTAAGACAAAGATTTGAAGAGTCAGTAGCAAGAGGTGGAGCATCAACTATTGATGCAATTAGAGCCAGTTTATTACAACTTGAAAATGTAACTGATGCTATTGTCAATGAGAATAACACTATGGAAACTTCACAAGGCAAAATAACTATAACTGATACTACAACTACTGCAGATACTATTTCGGTTTCAATCAATAGTATTCCAGAAATAACAGCCAATCACTTTAACCTTGAATATACAGTTTCAATTTCTGATGCTGATACTACTAGCGATATTGCAAATAAAATTGTAACTGCTATAAATAATGATGGGAAATTTGATGATGTAACTTCTAGTACAAATGTAGTCACAATCAATGATGGCTATTTAAATATAGTAGATGTTAGTTATAATCCTGGAGGAACAGATAGCTCTGCTGATACTGAAATAGTAAATATGCCTTCCAAATCTATAGAGTGTTTTGTTTATGGTGGAGTTAATGAAGATATTTATATTTCTATATTTGATACAAAAGCTGCTGGAATTATGGCTTATGGAAAAACTTTTTATTCAGTAGAAGATAATTTAGGGAATTTACACTCAATAGGTTTTTCAAGGCCAGATTTTATTGATATTTGGGTTGATGCTGATATAACTACAAATAGTGATTTTCCTACTGATGGAAATACTCAAGTTCAGACAGAAATTATTAAATATATTGGTGGCATAGATGAAGACAATACTGAATATCAAGGTATAACATTAGGTGAAGATGTAATAAGAACAAAAATAATTGCTGCTATCCATAATATTAATGGTATAACTGATGTTGACCTACAAGTTGGTGAAAGTAATACTACTTTAGGTTATGAGAATATTACTATTGGTGAAAAAGAAGTGGCAATTACTGATGATACAAAAGTGGATGTGGTCTAAATGGCAGATAGAATGACAGAAAGACTTCCAGACTTGTATGATAAATCTGATGATAGCAATGTAAATAAATTATTTAGGATTTTATCTAGTGAAATTGATGAAGTAAATGGTGTTGTTGAAAAAGCTAAAGATTGGCGAGATGTTGACCAAATGAAAGGTGAGGCACTTGATAGATTAGGTGATATGTTAGGTACTGACAGGCAAGGCAGAGATGATTTTCATTACCGTAGAATAATCAAATTGCAAATTGTGATTAATCAGTCCAAAGGTAATATTGAAACTATTAATGAAGTTGCTAATACTTTATTGGGTAATAGTTATTTGGAGCTGGAAGAAAATTGGTTTAGTGAACCTGCTAGTTTTTTCATAGTTTATGATTATTTTGATTTGTATGGCAGCATAATTCAAGAATATCAAGATTATGAGGATGACCCTTATTTTTTAGATGGAGAATACAATTTAGATGGTGAAAGACTTCTTAATGGTGGTATTACTTTTGATTTAGCAGGTGCTTTAAGTGATATATTAAAGTTAATCAATAATACTAAACACACTATTGAATTAGCAGTAGCTGCTGGTATAAAAGTATATTATAAGATACCAATTGATATTGAGAATAATATTAATATTGAACAAATATTAGATAAAAAAATAGAAAAACAAGTTGAAGAAAATATTAATATTGAACAAGAGTTAGCTAAAATGTTAACTAAAGATATAAAAGAAACTGCTACTAATTATTTAGATGGAAGTCACAATCTTGATGGTGAACTTTTACTTGATGCTGAAAGAGAAAGAATGCAACAGAAACTTAATATTGAGGTGATTTAAATGAAAAATAAAATTAACCCTGTACAAAGTTTAAAGATTAAAGTTAAAAAAGTTAATGATGGTGAGGAGGTAAATAATGAATATAGCAACAACAACAAAAGCTAGAGAAAAATATGCTCAATATCTTGCTGGTGAAATACCTCTTGCTAGTGCTACACAAATTGCTTTTGGGAATGATGGTGCTGAAATTGATGGAACACCAAAAACTATTGACTTAAGTTGGGTAACTGTACCAGGTGAATTATTAAAAAAAGATTTAACTACCATCATTAGCAATAGTTGGGAGACTGAAATGTTAGGTGAATTGCTACAAGGTGAATTGAATGGTTATGATATTTCTTCAGCTGGTATTTATGATGGTGATGGTGATTTAATTGCAGTAGCAACTTTTAACCCAATACCAAAAACAAGTGATGATAAATTTGAATTTAATTGGGATACAGTATTTTAAAGGAGGTTAAAAATGGATTTAACAAATGTAACAAATTATACAACTGATACACCCAGCCATGCTGATGAATTTAATCAGCGGCAAAACAATTTAAAATTGAGAGATGAAGAAATTAAAGAGTTGGCTGAAAAAGGAAAAATACCAGTAGCACCAGTTGCTAATTTTTCAGCCAATAACTTTTCTGCTAATGCTGAATTAAGATTAAATTGGACTAATCCGCCAAATTTAATAGTAACTGATAGTGCAGGGAATAATGTTATATTAGCAGAATTTGACCATGTAGAAATATATAGGGGTACAGGAAGTTATCCTACTTACGAAGGTGGTACATTAGTATATAGTGGCACAAATCAAGTTTATGATGATACAGGATTAACACTTAATACTCAATATTATTATTCCGCATTTGCCATTACAACAGATGGTGCAGTTAGCGAAGTTGCTCAAGCAACACAAGAAACTAAGCAATTCACTATGGATTTAGGCTATAATGTAACTGATTTTGCAGCTCAAGGTGCTACTGAAACAGGCGAAAAAGCTATATTAAGCTGGACTAATCCCACAGAAGGTGATTTTGAAGAAGTATTAATTAGATATGATACAGGTTCAGCACCCACTAATTTTTCAGAAGGAACAGAAGGTTACAGAGGAACAGCAGAAACTGCTGAAATAACAGGGTTAATTAATGACACAGATTATTATTTTACAATTTGGGCAAAAAATACTAATGAGCAGTATTCAGCAAATGAATTAACAGATATGACTACTGTAATGCAGGGTGACCCACTTGCAAGTCAAACACCTGGCCCTTCTGTAGCAATAGCAGAGGTTCACGGTGGCGACATAAAGTTTTTCGGAGAAGTTGACCCGTCTGAATTTAGTGATTTAGACAATGGAAACCCTTTTAATGGCAGTAACTTATTAGCTTATTTTGGTTTAACTGCAGGAACAGAACAGTCATTTGCTAATACAGAGCCTTTCTTGAAATTCAAATACACTATACAGCCAGATGATGCTAATTATGATGTTTTTGATAGAAATGAGAGAATATTATATGTA